GGGGTAAACTTCAGTGTTGGCGGGGCCGGTACAATGGGCACATGCACTTTCACTCAATTGGTACATATGCCGTATCAGGAACCGTTTGTGGCGGAATCGTAAGTTAACTAATTAACCAACAGGAGGAGGGGCAACTCTCCTCCATAACCAATAAAAATGAGGGGCGACTATTATGGCTTTTACAAGAGAAGAAAAAACAGAAGAATTAACTGCGGCTAGAAAACTGGAGTTGGATATGAAGAAAAATCCGGAAAAGTATTTTACCGGCCCGGGCAGCCATATCCGCGACCGTATTATCATTAACCAGACTCCCGACATTCCGTCAGAGGGTGTTTTTATTTCCCTTAACGGATTTGCTTATTTAGCCAAACCGGGAGTCGAAATAGATATTCCGAGACCTGTTCGTACCATGCTGGATACAAGAATAAAAACAGACACCATCCAGATTCAGAATCCGGATGGAAGTTATAAGTCTCAGGGAAGAGATATGCCCAGAATTACTTATATACTAATCAAAGAAGATGTCGGCAGGGAAGAAGTTCCGGCAACGGAGCAAACATGACAGGAAGAGAATTGATTGCTCATATGCGGGAAAGCGTGCTGGATGATGTGTCCATACCCTATTTATGGCCGGATACGGAACTCCTTCGTTTTCTCAATTATGGTGAAGTTCAGGCATGCCGGCGGGCTCATCTGATCATTGACGCAACCACGTCTGATGATTCGGGAACAGCCGCAACCGCTTCAACAGCTGGGCAGAAATCTCTGTGTGTTCTTTCTGTTATAGCTGATCAGGGAGTGTATCAACTCAGTTCCAAAATCCTGCAAGTTAAACGATGCCAGTTAAAATCTATGACCTGGCCTCTTCGCGGCCCTCTCCATTATCCTCAGGTTGATGAAGAATTCAACGCCTGGTGGGGAACCAGCGGAACGGTGGGCACATGTGGTAGTGGCGGGTATCCTGACGCATTTCTCAATGAGCCGGGTAATACCATAACTTTTCTTTTTGCTCCATCATCCAACGATACTGCCTATTTGGTCGTATCTCGTCTTCCGTTGATGTCATTTACCATGCAGACCTCTCCGGAAATAGATGAAAAATATCATATCGACCTGTGTGACTGGGCGGCGAAGTTGGCGTTTTCCAAACCGGATTCCGACACTTTAAATCTTGTCCTGGCCAGACAGTACGAAGACAGTTTTACAGCAAAATTCGGCCCGCTTCCCGATGCTTATTCCGACCGCATGAGGAAAACATTGCCCATGATGGGACGAATGAGGAGTCGGGAATTCGGCAGTTAGGAATAAAATTAACCCCTCATAAAGGAGGACTTTTCAAAATGGCAATTGTAAAAATTAAAAAACTTATTGAAGATCTTGAAAGTGGATCAACTCAGGTTCTTTCCAGTATCGGAATGGTGGCCACCACGGCTAACTATGCCGGAACCGCCAGGTATGCAAACTCTGCGGGTTCGGGGACATCGGGTACTTCCGGCACCAGTGGAAGTTCAGGAACATAAGTATTATAACAATTTAATTATAAGGGAGGGGGACAACCAACGCTCCTCCCATTATTAACCCCTCTGGATATTTTTCCTCTGTTTATCCGGATACAAAAAAAGGTGAGCGGCACCTAAACAACGCAAGGAGGATATTGTGGCTAAAATAACAACCATATCAGTCTTTAAAAATCAAAATTTAAATTCTGGAACATCTTGCGTATCAGATAAAATAGACCTCAGATATATCGCCAATAATGGCAATTTTGCCTTGGCTACCAATATAATGAATGGCACGGCTGCTACCTGCGGCACCACATCATTCACCTATTCCGGCTGCGCGTTGGAAGATGGAACTTTTATTACTCCATCTAAAGCGGTGGCGATTGGCACCTTCGGAACCGCCGGAAGAGATATTCTTACTTTCGAGCCGGAAATAATGCCTTTTATTAAAATAATCGCTAATCAGACCGGAAGTACCGCCGGAGGAAATAACAGCAAATTCGATGTGGAATTGATTGTCCAGTAGGATTGGTAGAAGAACCAGTTGACGCGAAAATAAACTAAGGGAAGTGTAAAAATGGAACGTGACGCTATTAAGGAAGCTGTTAAGGAAGCATTATACGAAGAATTAAAGTCGTTCTACATTGACCGTGAAACTCACTACAAGCAGCATGAGTGGTTAGCGTCGATGATGATTTACAGTGAAACGTGTAAAAACGTAGTGCTAAAAACTTTGATTACACTGGTTATTAGCGGATTGGCTGGCTTGATGTACCTGGGATTCTGTATTAAACAAGGTGGAAAGTGATGGCATATAAGCGTCTAAGTTTAACCCGTGGAAATTCGCATACTTACGGAGTAACCTTCAAAAACTCTGCCGGTATTCCCTATAATATTAAAAATTGGGTAGTGAAATTTACTCTCAAGACTAATTATGACCTTCCTGATTCTGAAGCGTCTCTTCAAAAAATAGTCACTTCATTTAGCGACACAACATCCGGGACTTCCGGCAGCGCTCAGATTTCTCTTGTTCCATCCGATACAATCAATCTGGATGTTGGAGTTTATGATTATGATATTTCTGTAACGACTAGTTCTGCCAATGAATTTATAACAGTAATGAAAGGCAGATTTGACCTTGAATATGGAGTTACAAAAACTCCGGGAACTGCGGGGACTGCGCCATGAGTGTAACAATTATTAACGTTATATTGGATAATGTAGGATTGTCCGGGTCTTCCGGCACCAGTGGCACTTCTTCTTTTGGTAGTTCCGGCACCAGCGGGACGTCTGGAGTAGATGGAACATTTTTTGGTACTTCAGGTACTTCAGGTACTTCGGGTAGTTCGGGTAGTTCCGGGACATCAGGAATAAATGGAATAAATGGAATAAATGGAATAAATGGAACATCCGGTTCATCAGGAACTTCGGGCAGTTCAGGAATGAGTGGCACAAATGGTTCTTCCGGCACATCAGGGAATGGCACTTCGGGCAGTTCAGGCACATCAGGAACAAATGGTGTTTCCGGGTCTTCCGGTTCCAGCGGCACAAGTGGCACAGGGAGTCCGGGAACTTCAGGAACTTCGGGTAGTTCAGGGACATCCGGGATTGGAATAGATGGTTCTTCCGGTAGTTCTGGAACCTCAGGAACTGGTGTAAGCGGTTCGAGTGGCACGTCGGGTAGTTCTGGGACCTCAGGCATTGATGGTTCATCTGGAACGTCCGGTTCATCAGGAACTGGTGTAAGCGGCTCTTCCGGTACTTCCGGTTCGAGTGGTATCTCCGGTTCGAGTGGCACATCAGGCACCTCAGGGGTAGATGGAACATTTTTCGGCAGTAATGGAACGTCCGGTTCCAGCGGGTCTTCCGGCACCAGTGGGTCTTCCGGCACCAGTGGGTCTTCCGGCACCAGTGGGGTAGACGGGGCAAATGGCTCTAGTGGAACCTCAGGTAGTTCCGGCTCACATGGAACTTCCGGTAGTAGTGGCACAAGTGGGATTAATGGAAGTTCCGGTAGTTCAGGAACATCAGGCACCTCAGGGGTAGACGGCACATTTTACGGCAGTAGTGGTACCAGTGGCACGTCGGGTATTAATGGTTCCAGTGGTAGTTCGGGCACCAGTGGTAATTCCGGCAGTTCAGGAACGAGTGGTATAAATGGAAGTTCTGGTACATCAGGCACCTCAGGAATTAGCGGTTCCTCAGGTAGTTCAGGAACCAGTGGAGTAGACGGAACATTTTACGGCAGCAGTGGAACGTCCGGTTCCAAAGGTAAGGATGGTGATTTCCTTGTAGTTCAGGTCTTTTCGTAAAGGAGGAACTGTCATGCCCCGCGTAGGCACATGGATTGAAACAAACATAAAGGAGTAATTTAGATATGGCAACAGCAGTCAAAAGAAAATTGAGTGAGAGTTCAGATGGCAAAGCAATTAAGATTGTGGCAACTTCAACGGCAGGCACAGCCATTCATACGGCTATTGCCGGAACGACTGAAGGAACATTTGATGAGATATGGCTTTGGGCCTTCAATAGTCACACGGCGGATGTTGTCCTAACCATTGAATTCGGCGGAGCAGGTGCACCGGATCAGAATATTGTTGTGACTATCCCACTCAAAGCAGGTCTTGTTCCTGTTGTGCCTGGTTTCATTCTTCAGAATGAGGCGACGGTGAAAGCATTTGCTGCAATAGCTAATGTAATCACTCTTTCAGGATTTGTTAACAGAATAACGGATTAGGTGGTTGTTATGTCAATTTATTTGCAGTTTAGGGACAGAAGTAGAAGTTTTGATATTTCAAAGGCCTGGGACTCGGATTTATTAGAGGAAAACATAAAAAAAGATGTTAATATTTTTGGCGTAACCGGCACTCTGCAAATCGGCGCAGGCGGCGCAGCTCCGGTTGTAACTCCGGCGCTATCAGTCATCACCGAAGAGCCGGTATCGAAATCTATATCATTAACAATGCCAGACCTGCCAACCGTGTCGGCAACGCTCTCAGCAGCATAAAAAAGGAGGTCTAAATGGACAAAACAAAACGATTAATTGAACTAGGGCGTGAGCTAGGTGTTCCCATCCCTCTGCTATATGCGGGATACAAGGTTACAGATAAAAATGGCCGCATCCTATCTGATCAATATGGACCCGGGCATAGCTGGACACGTAATTATTATAATCTGCTCTATGGCATGGCTGCTGACACCCATGGCGACAACAGCGGTGCCTTCGGCGCTGGCTATATGTCTGGCAAAACAACAGCCGGCTCGATTAGGTCATCTTTGGTATATTCACCCGCTCGTGTGAGTGAGACTTTGTTAGGGCGCGGCTTAAATAATAATACAACAACTAACAGTTTTGGTATTGTTTGCGGAACGAACGACCTGGCTTTTGATCTTAACCAATATGCGTTACAAACGATTATTGCATCAGGCAACGCCGCAGGGCAACTTTCACACGTCGCTCAGGCAGCGCCTGCCCTGGCCTACACGGCAGGTACCAAGACTTGGAAAACAACATACACACGGTTGTTTAATAACAATTCAGGCGCGCTAATAACAGTAAAAGAATCCGGACTTATTTGGTATGCAGTCATGTATACTGTAGGCTCTGAATCTTTTTTGCTGGAACGCAATGTGCCCAGCCCGGCGGTCGACGTGGCCAACGGCGCTCAACTAACAATAACCTACAGCATTGAAATGGTTTTCCCGGATTAAAAAAAAAGAAAGGACTCTCTTATGAATTTCCAAACAATTTTTTACGAAAAGGCCACAGGTGAAATATTACACGTTGAGCCGAACCGGTACATAAAAAACAAATTTGACAAGCTACGCTACACGCCCGGGAGAGGAGATAATAAATGATAGAAAGCGCTTTGGAGATTGTCAACGGTGCGGAATTATTAACGAAAAAAGATTTTGAGTCTCTTTCTGTAATTAAAGATGAACTCCTTAAAACATGGGAAACGGTGCAAATTTTCCGTACCCGCACCGAGATGGAAGTAAGTGTACTCGCGGACAATAAGCGTCCTACACCAGACGCTAAGTACTGGCAGGCCGTGCGGGAACAGAATGTTATGTTTCAGGAACTTGTAATGCTTTCTTATGAGTACCGGAAAAACATGGTGGAAAT